TTAATCCATTTCAAAGCTCCGTTAGTTTTCTTAGTGTCAACGTATGTCTGTCCGATAGTACCATCGACTTTACCGTTTGGCATACCTTCGCCAATTAACTCACTAGATGAAGTTGGTGCATTTTGACTAGAAGCTGGTAAATTAACACTTCCGCCACCATCAGATAAGATGAGTGTATTCCCTGATAAAGTCAATTTTTGAGGAATACCCACACCATCACGGCCATTCTCTCCACGAGGGCCAACGGGTCCAGTTAATCCTTGCGGACCAGCAGGGCCTTGCTCACCACGTTCTCCACGCTGACCTGCTTCTCCTTTAGGACCAGGCTCTCCATCTCTTCCTTTTTCTCCTGGCATTCCTGGAACACCTTGGCTGCCTTGTAACCCTTGCGGCCCTTGCTCTCCACGTTCACCACGAGGACCTACATCCCCTTTTGTTCCTGGAATACCCTGGATGCCTTGAGGGCCTGGCTCGCCTCTGTCTCCTTTAGGGCCTGGAGTAAGTGTAATGTGTTTAAGCTCTTCTTTTGTCGCAAAAACGCTAGTATCGATTTTTGGAGAAGTCTCAAGTGCTTGAATTCGTTGCAAAATTGCTGAATCGTCATATCTCGCACCTTCTACATGGATATTGCTTAATGCTTCCTGTAATTCAGCTTTAGTTACAATTTCAGTGATTGCAACAATTCGCTTGCTGTCTTTTTCAATAACTGGCAAATCCTTGTGCTTATCAATTTCAGAGACTCTGACACCAAAAGAGAATTTGAATACATCAGCAGATTGTACAACTTTCTCAATGTATACATATCCCGTGACTGTTTCATCAACAGTAATCAATGATGTATCGAACGGCACTTCTACTTTATTTCCAGTAACATTGCCCACAACTTCTAAAAATCTATTTGAATGTTGAAAATGGAACAGCACAATTACTTTGTTTACATCCGTTCTGTCAAGAGTTAACTCGATTAAAGCACTATTTGTATCGTGCGAATAAAATTCATCTTGTATACTCTCTATATTTTTTCGGACTTTAGTGTCTAAACTAACATTCCTTTTGATTGTTTTCATAAATCCTCCAATTTAAAAGGCAGCCACGATGGTAGCTGCCTAATGTTTCTATTGATTGTTTGGTCGTTCGTATGTCATAGCTCGTGTGCTGTCACTTACTCCGCTTGTCGTTGGATCGTTGATGATTCCAACGATAACAAATACTGCAAATAGTGCATTGATGAACACCAGCAGCTTATCAGTAGTATCTCCAAGCTCTAGACGAATGTTGAATACTGCTAAGAATGTTTGAAGCAGCAACGCTAGAGCAGGAACTAATGTAATCCAAAATGTCTTGTTTAAAATGCGTACTTTCCAGTTAATCATCATATTTTTCTACCTCTTCCACGATTAATTTTTTAATTTTGTTTTCTTGATTTTTTCTCATTTGATTAATGTACGGCTTCATTGCTTCTGGAAATGGCAATCCAAGCGCTTCCCAGTTTTCCATTAATGAGCCGATGTAGCTAATAATAAAAAATAAACAGGCTGTAATGCCGATTTCTCGATGGCCTAGAGCGCGTGCATATAGCGCAATAACCATCACGACAGCTACAACTAAGAAATGCCGCAGCAAGCCGTTAGTGCTTGTTTTGCTATCAAATTTCTTTAGTTTGAAGGCTTTGATATATCCAGACACGATGTCAAAAAATACTAACCAAAGCAAAATTTGAATGTAAGGACTTTTAAACAACGATTGAAGGTGATCGTTTAAAAATCCTAGTTCGATATCGTGAGGCATTATAGTTCCATAACCTCTACGACAGTTTTGTATTTTTTAATCTCTTCACGCTTATTTGCATTGTCTTGCTCTAAGCGTAAAATTTCATCGTTTAGACTTTGAGCTTTTTGCTCTAGTTGAGCTTTTTCTTCTGAAAGTCGATTAATCTCATCTTGTTTAGATTTTACTTTTGTTTCCAACGATGTGATTTTATTTTTGATTGTCTCTAGTTCCATAATCTTGTCTCCTTAATTTGTAATTGTGATTCCGTCTAAGCAAAGCCAATCGCTATTTACATCTCTTACTACTACTATAGTTCCAGATTCGTAAACATTTAATGTGCATAGTTTGTAATCTTTTGTCATTCCTCTTATGAACATTGGTTTTTCAGGCTTCACAGGAAAAGTAATTTTCAATGCATGTCTCCAAGGAGTAACATCTCCACCTTTGCAGCTCCCTCTTAATTCGATTGAACCAGTATTAGTGACTTTATACTGAACAGGTGGATAATCAGTTCCATAATCTTGCCAACCGTTTAAATACGTTGCATTTTTCCATACATTTGTCCATTCTGACCATTTTCCATTTTCCAATATTCTTGTGTGTAGGTTAGTTGAATTAAATGGTGTATATTGTTGAATGCAATAGTTAGAATCTGTGCTGTGAGTTATAACATTGATATAACCATAATTGTTAGTTCCTGCTGGATTGTGCTGCACACCAAAAGCATGATAACCTCCAGCCGTCTTCAAATTGTTTAAATCACCATTATACTTTAATGATTTTCCGTCTATTGATGTCAGAGCGAATTCCTGTACTGGTTTACCTCGCGACATAAGGCCATCTTCGACATTTAAGCTGCTGTGGAATGCAACTGGAAGGAATGACTCAAAGTGATTTTCTAGTTCTGGGAATCCTCCGACTGCTGCTCTATTGTCTCCCCATGCCCACAATACTCTTGAAGAGCGTACTACAAGCACAGAGTCTACTAAGTCACTCAACTTATCTTGTATTACTAATCGGACATTATATGCTTTTGAAAGCTCATAGAACGCTCCACAATCAATTTGACGGTTAATCCGTTCTGTACTCTCATTCGTGAGATTAACTGCATCAATCCATCTATTAGCCTTCTTAGCTGAGTACTGAATTTTAAGAGTGTAAGGATTACGATTAATCCCATCAATAACTAATGGACTTACATTTGCAGCAACTGTGGCAATGATAGTCTTATTAGTTCCGTTACCTGTTCGGTTAGCTAAGAATCCAATAATTTTAGGCGCGTAATAATCCCATACTTTGATAGTCTTTGATTTAGTGGCTGATCTGCCGCGTGAGTCAGTAACCTTTGCAGTAACTTCTAAATTCCCAGCTTTATTTGCTGGAAAGTCTCCTGTTGCTGCTCTAACCACTAAACTATCTACTGTTAACTCAGTCGATACGATAGTTGAGCCATGAGAGCCTGCTGCATTATTTGCTTCAACTCTCATGACAGATTTATCTTTTACAAAATTGCCAACAGGAATGAATTCTGCTAATTGTGCCGTTCTTTCAGTGATTGTTACATCTTCAAGTGTCGGAACGATAGAAGCAGGAACCTTAATCGGAACCCCTCGCTTATATACATCATTTCCAATCTTGTCATCGCCTCTGAATGTACGTACACACACATCTAGCAGTCCAGTATCGCTGTTAGTGATACGTGCTGCATAATCTATTGGAACTGTGAGCTGAACGCTTGTATCGTGTCCAGTTCCTAAATCAATCCAGCCACTGTCATTCACTTGCCACCACACTTGATGTCTGAATTCGTTGACTTTTTTATCAATCTTGATAGTAACTGGCTGCCCTAATTCAGTTGCTGTAACTGAATTAATGGCACTAGATCGTGGAATATTTGTTAATCCAAGTGTTCCACTGAACCAATTAATATTTCCTTGATCGGCTACATTTAAAATTCTTGCCCAGAATGTGATTGTTTTGCTTCCATCTTCATTGTGAGGAATTCTAATAGTTCCACTTCCGAGCAGCACCCTGTTTGTATTTCTTAAATCGAAGCTTACATACTTATTAACTACTGTTTGCCCGTTAATCGTAGCTTCTGCCCATGTCTCATTGTTTAAGTCATAAACCCATGTACTGCCTCGTTCCAGCCACAAGTGATACTGAACTGGAGAGTCGTTATTTTCGATGCTGTAACCAGTCTCAACAACTTCCATAGCAAGTCTTGCATATCCGCTACTTGTATATTTTTCAATTCTAGCCATTTACAGCACCTCCTACATAAGAAATAACAGTAAATTCATTGTCATATCTTTCAAAAATATGATTGGCAATAGTAACGGAATTCCAGAATGTGGCACTAACAATATTCATTTGTTGTCCAGACACGTACGCAACTACGCGACCAGAATCGATAAATTCCATGCGCTCGTTTGTGTATCGGGTTTGCAATTTATTTCCGTTCTTTCCGATAAGCATTCCATCTTCATCAACATTAAAATATGTTGAGAGGGCATTAAGAAGAATGCTTGACTGCTCGATGTTAAGCTCTACTGCTCTTGTTCTCTGCCCTAGTCCTCGAATCTCTTCTGCAGTCTCTTGAATTCTCTTATACGACTCTTCAAGATTGCTAAACTTACCAGTTAAATCTCTGAGTGTGTCTTCTGTGACTTGTGATTTATTGATGATTTCCATCACTTGTGCAAATTGGTCAGCATGCTCTCTGTTACGCTCCTCAAATTCTTTTTGAAGTCGTTCAAGCTCTTTGTTGTCCTTGTTCAGAACTGGCTTCCATTCGCCATTTGTGAAAATCTTTGGAACATCTTTTCCTGGAGTGCTCGTATCAGTCCATAAATCTCCAGCGCTAGGATTGGCTGGTGGTGTTGGGCCTATAGATTTATTTACAATAAAATCTTTAATCACAATCGAGCTGCTCGCAGCAACTTGATTCCCTTCAATGGCTTCGCATACAAAAGTAGCTTCTCTATCAACATCACTGACAGTAATTGATAATTCATTGCTGCCATTTGTATGCTGCTCATTCCATGCTGCATCGTCTGTACCATACTTGCTCACGCGTTTCCATCTATATGAAAAACGGTTGTTCATCGGAATGTCCATCTTACTTACATTAGCAATTAATGTAGTAGATATATTACTATTCTGAAATACTACACCATCCGTAGATTTAATGTTCATAACGAATGGCACTTCTGTAAAGTCAAATAATCGTTCTTTAACCAATGTACTCAAGCGCTGAACTCTCTCAGAGATTGTGTCTGGATTTTCAACTATATTAGTAATAGTTATTTTCCCATTGTTCCTATTGGATAATTGAGTTCTTATCTTAGACACTCTAGCCTCTAAGTGTAATGCTGGTTGATATTCGTTATCAACGATAGTAATACTATCTCCAACATGTAACTCTTCTTGTAAGTAGTTAATATCAACTTCATAAGTAACCTCTGGATAAGCACGTTTTTTTAACTGTTTTAACGTTTCGTCAAATAATGCTTGTTGAGTTTTAGCTTTACTTTCATAAGTAGCAGTAATGTAGCCAGCGTCTCTTGCTGCACTAGGATGTCTTGTCCATCGTTCTCCTTCTTGAAGATCGTGCAATGTGTCTTCACTAATCCAGTAGCGACCATCATTGTATTTAAAACCTACTAGAGATACTCCATCACCATAACCACGTAAGGCAGTAGCAAGATTCTCAATACTTTCTTTCTTGGTAATCTTACTGATGTTAGTTCCATACTCCAATCTAACTTTATTATCCTTACCGATTCTCTTATAGAAATTCACTAATTTACGATGGATTTTGCCGTGTACGAACTCATAGCTATAATCCATTTCTGCATCAAATGCTTTAGCAAGTCTTCTTAATCGTTTTGTTGCAGTTTCAAAGCCTTCAGTCTTTATTGTACGTTTGTTAGTATCTGGAATTTCATTTGTTCCAATTTCCCAACCAGAGTCATAAGTTGAAGCTTCAAAATATTCTGCGAGTGTTTTAGGCTTATCTTCAATTAACGGCCATACTGTTTCTCCAAGTAAATCCATTCCAGCATCTTCACAGAAAAATGTTTTACTGTCGCTGTCTTGTTCGATTGATACAATCTCAAATCCTCGCATTTTATTACCGTCTGAGACAAACAGATAGCAGCCAACAATAATTTTTTCTAATTCTGGATTCCCGTCTTTATCTATAGTGAACTCATACGTTCCAATACCAGTATCGATATCTTTTTCAAACCAATCGTCATAAGCTAATAATCCGCCAGATAAGTCAAAACTTACCTGGCATAAAGTAGCGTATTTTCTTGTTGTAATTGTGATCATATCCATCGCTCCTTAAACGTAGCTTCTACGACTGGAATCTTATTGTCATCTCCAAGGATTGCAACTTCTGTAATTCCAGGCTGGATAGAGAACACTTGGCTTGCTGCATTGATGTACTTACGCTCGCCATTAATAGTGAGCTTGTTCTCAGCACTATCAAACACCACTAAGTCATTAGTATTAATCACTGCTGGGCCATTCTCATAGCCGTACTGCACTACCTTTCCATTAGGATGGGTGAAAGATATCATCTTGTATTCTTTCCCTGCAGTAAATTTGTAAACAGGATAAACAGGGGCCGTGCCTTCATTGTTGAAGATGAGCTTGTTCGATTCCCTTCTTGCAGCCTTCTCTATTTTAGAGATTGCAAAAGGGTTAAAACAGTGAATTTCAAAGGAACCTTCTGAGTATCTGAATGTAATCAGATTGTAGTCAGTAGTTCCAGCCACTATGCCCTCATAATACACTTCTGGTTGATATCCGAATTCAAATCGACTCAATCCAGACACTAGCAGCGCACGTTGAAGAGCAATCTTGCTCTTCTCAATGCGATCACCTAAAATAGTGAACTTAACTTTAATCACGCGTTTTCCGAATCGTCTACGAATGAATCGCTCACCATCCGCAAGAGCATACTTCTTAGAAGTGGTGCTAATGCTTGGACTGAACCCAAAATCAATATTATTAATAATTAATAAATCGCCAAGCTCTTGGCCATTAACCTTAAAGCTAAACATTAGCGCTCACCTCTCTTCCGTTGTTCTCGTCTATTGTGTTTTGTTTGCTCGTCTGTTACATAAGGTGTAATTTGCTTTCCAACTACTTTGCCGTCTAATTCAACTGTAGTGTGGAGTTCCACAATTTGTTTATCCGTTTCTGTGTCATATTCGATTTTTTCTGGTCTCCATGCGCTCATTTGAGCAGCTTGCTGCTTAGATAGCTGAATTCCTCCAGCCACAGCTACATTGCTGCCGATTTCAACATCATTGAACACTTGATTATCCAGATATTTATCAACTACCTCGTTAATATCTTCTGCGATAGCTTGAACAGTAGTCTTAACACCTCTAAATCCGAGCTGTAATCCTTCCTGCAAGCTGTCCATGATTGCATTTCCGTGTGGGATTAATAATCGTCTATCATAGCTAATTGGGCCTTTGTGTTCAGAAATCCAGTTAGCAATGCTGCCAACGAAGTTTTTAACACCTTCGAATGCTGATTTAATACCGCCTAGAAAGCCATCGATAATGGCTTTCCCTGCTGCCCACAAATCGATTTTGCCCAAACTTGAAACAATGTTGCCGGCCATTTCTCCTATCTTGCCAAGTACTTTCGGAATCATTTGTACTAACCCTTTAATCAAGCTGGATATAATTTGAACACCAGCATTCAAAATCTGAGGTAAGTTGTTCCAGATTGTAGTAACCAGATTAGTAATCATATTGATTCCTGTGTCCACTAAGACTGGGATTCTCTGTAGAATTCCGCTGATTAAGTTAGTAACAACTTCAAACCCAGCACTGATATATTGAGGCGCATTGTTGTAGATTGTTTGCAGCAATGATGAAATTAAGTCAATTCCAGCTTGTAGAATGCCTGGAGCAGCTTGGACTAATCCATCAATTAATTGGAACACAAAATCTATTCCAGCTTGGAAGATTGATGGCCAGTTCTGCATAAATGCTTCTACAAGTCCATTAACGATATCACTTACAATATTCAGCAACCCTGGGATTGCTTCTAGAGCGCTGTTATAAATTCCCATGATCATATCGCTTCCCATTTGCAGCAACTCTGGAACTGAGTCCATGATTGAGCCTAAGTTCTCTCCTATAGCTGCACTGGCTAATTCAAACGCTGATTCTAGGATGTCTGGGACACCTTTAACAACGTTCCAGAGCATTGGCAAGAAGTTGTCTACAAAGAATGTCTTAGCCGTGTCTGCTAATGCAATCAGAGCAGGCTCTACATCCTCACCAAGCGCTAAATCACCGAGCAGGTTATGTGCTGCAGCCTTCATCGCATTAAATGAACCAGTAAAGGTCGTGGATGCTTCTTTTGCCGTTGTTCCTGTGATATCCAGATTCTCTTGAATCGCGTGGATAGCTTGATACACATCATTCAGATTGTTGATGTCGTATTTAGTTCCAGTGAGCTTTTCTGCATCTCTTAACAAGCGTTGCATTTCTTCTTTAGTACCACCGTACCCAAGTTTTAAGTTGTCAAGCATCGTATAGTTCTGTTTAGCAAATCCTTGGTAAGCCGTCTGAATGCTCTCCATTGAAGTACCCATCTTGTTTGAGTTATCGGCCATGTCAATCATCGCCATGTTGGCCACTTCTGCAGCCTTCGCAGTATCACCACCCAAGGATTGCAGCAAGCTTGCAGCGAAGCCTGTCACGTTCTCCATATACGCGTTTGCAGACAATCCAGTTGTTCTGTATGCCTCATCCGCATACTTAACTACTTGTGTTTTGCTATCTTTGAACAGCGTTTCAATACCGCCCAACGATTGCTGCAAGGAAGCTCCTTCGCTTAATGCAGCAGTAATACCAGTCTTAATAGCAGCACCAATTCCAAGCGCTGCTGCAATTTTCAAAGCAGCTCCTTTAAAGCCGCTCATGAAGCTGGTTCCTGCTTCCTGTCCAGAGCTTGCTACTTCTGAACCCATCGCTTTTTGAATCATCCCCTTAATTCCTTGAGCCGAGGGGATAATTTGAACATAAGCAGCTCCTAATTCTGTTGCCATTAGTCATCCTCCTTTCTTAACAATTTCTCTCTTTCTTTTAAGAAGTCCTCGCTTGATTCAAATCCAACCAAGTCGCTTGTTTTCGATTTTTGCTGCGATTTTGTCAACAATGCGAGCATAGATGCTGGATAGTTGCGACCGTTCATGCCGTCCTTTGTCTGCTGCCATATCAACACGTTTAACTTGTCTTGTATTCCAGCGAGCAGCATAGTCTCAAACGGAACTTCGATATCATTCATCTTCATTTTGATTCTTGAGTCTTCTCTTAAACCAAAAGAAAAAACGGCCACCATTTTTAATGGCAGCCGTCTGTAATCGTATATTTGATATGTTTCAGCAAGATCACAGATAAGCGCGTCTTCATCAGTCGCTACCATTTTAGCGAGGATTAAGATTTTTTTAATTCTTTATTTTCAAAAATAGTTTTCATAGTGTCAACAACATCTTCTTTAGTCACTAATCCATGCTCATTGCGCATGCTATTTAAGAATGCTTTGGCTTCATCTTTAAATACAAACTCGACTAAATCTGGAAGATATAACACGCTCTTTTCTACCTTTGAAAGTGCCTCTAAAAAATCGTAACTCTCAAGTAATTCTTCAGCGATGCTGTAATTGAATCCTGCTTCTGTTGTTCCTGTAATCATTTAATTACCCCTTCTTTGAAATATGTTCGTAGTGAGTGAATCCTTCAGTATCTGGGAATGCAGATACAGTACTTTCATAACCGTGTGTTTCAGAGTCTGCGTATGAAATTTCACCCATTTCTGTCAATTTAGCAATAGGAATGACAACGCGTTTCAAGTATCCACCTTTTAACACAGAATCGATAACCATTACTTGCTCTTCAGCCTCGGCTGAGCCTACTTTAATTTTGATACCTGTTTCAAGAGATCCTTCAACATTTGAATTGCCATAAATGAATTTAAGCACATCAATATTTAAAGCCTCGATAAATGTCATTTTGAATTTATCTGTCTTGTCTTTTTGCGACGAATTAACAACAGCACCGCCCCATGCTTTGATATCTTCAGTAGTTGCTGTGTTTTCATTCTTAATTCCGTCTTCTGAAATATATCCAAGATTTTTGAATGCTGCATCTAACTCAGATTTTGCATCTTCTGGTAATGCTGTTTTTAATGGCGCCACAAACACGGCACCACCGACTTTAGGCTTTGCGGTCGTTACCTTTGTAACATCGTTTTTATTTTCTGCCATCACAATTCTCCTTTAATTAATAGTGTTTGATATCAAATACTGCTTGATATCTATATTTTTTACTTTCCGTATCTGTGTATATGTAGTCACTATTAAGTGATACACCAGATACATCATCTAATTCGACTAACATCTCAACTGCAGCCTTAACTGCTTCATTCAACTGTGCAGCCTTGTACAGCGTTGAATCGTAGCTCTGAAATACAATAGTTGAAGACTTGAGATGTTTTCTCTTTCCGCTGCCAGTCTGTTCGATTAATACGAATCTATCTGGCATCTTAGCTACACGTTCCATGACTACTTTGCAGTCAAGCTTAGTAACTAAGAAGTTGCGAATTGTTTCAAGAATCATCATCTCACCGCCTTTAATAGAGTATTATTCTTTTTTGTGTCCTTGATTGCCTTTACGGTGGTAGCTTTAACACTCGCATTGGCACGAGTTTTCCCTGTGAAAGTTGATACTTCATATCCATCTCCAGCTCTCCCTTTTATCGCTTCAGCGCGTTCTCTGAGCATTGCTTTCACCTCTTCTGAGCGCAGCATATCTCTCACACCTTTACTGTTAAGCTTGAAGTTAAAATTACTCATATCGCTCCACCATCACTTTCTTATGCCAACGAGTAGGAACTAACTCCTCAATCCCTTCCTGGACAGGCCCAAATGAACGGAACTTCTTGCCAAAGAACTCAATAGTCTTATCTTCCCATTCGTGAGTGTCTCCTTTAGGAATTCCCAGCAGATAGACTGCTTTCTTTCCCTCGAGCTGCACAGAGTTAATAACATCATCGGCACTAGCAGGAGCAACAAGGACATCCTCTACTTGAGCTGCCTGCTCTTCGAAGATGTCAGCTCCGAATCCATCGCTGCCAGTCTTGACAGTTTGATATAGAGTGACTGTAATTCCTTTAATTTCCATAAGGCTCAATCACTCCAAATCTTTGAGTTGTTAGTTTCAATCGTTTCTTTTCTGACTCTTTAATGAAGATGCCGCCTCCTGGAATTAAATACGAGCCACTAACCGAGTAACCCATTGCGCTCTGTGCGAACTGTGTCATCGGTTCTTGATTCGTAGATGTCATTAATGCACGAGATACAACATCGACAGTCACGGACTTAACAACGTTCCTAAAGCTTTCACGCTCTAGAATCATATTGTCTAAGTCTCTGCCGTATTGATAAGCCTCTTCACGCAGCATGTCTGATACTGTGTCAAGAAGCGCTTCTGCTCGTTCTCTCTCAGTAGGCTGCAGATTTCTCCACATCTTCTGTAAATCGTCTAAAGTAGCAAATGAAGCCATTACTCATCATCCTTTGCTTCTTTCTTTTTAGTTGCTTTTTTCTTTGGCTCTTCGAATGGCTCCCATGAGCCAGACAGAGTGCTGTCTGACTCAATGATGACACCATTATCTTTATTGATATATTTCATATCACTGACCTACGCTTCTTTAACGCGTGCGAAGGCTGTTTCATCTAAGATGCCCCATCCAACATTAGCTTTTGTACGCAAGCACACTTCGTTATGAGCTTTTAAGTCACGTCCAGCGCCGTCTGGATCACCATATTGAATTACTTCTAATGAGATTGAGTCAGCATAACCCCATTTGAAGCTGTTTTCGAAGTCACCAACGATAACATGGTCTTTCTCAGCAGTGTTAGTGCCTGTTGGAATCATGTTCTTTGTTGAATCAGCAATCATGCCAGCAAACACTTCTGGGCATTGACCAAATTTAAATTCTGGATATTGAGTAATTCCATTTTCTTTCACTTTAGACATCGCGTGTGTTGCTTGAGGAGAGAAGATGATTCCGTTAACTACTCCTCCAGTTGCTGTAACTGTATTTGCTGCAGAATCGATATTGTCTTCAATATTTGTTTCTGCATAAGTTACAACATTAGTAGTGATTTGGCCGTCAAATGAGTTAGTAGCTTTGAATGTTCCATCCGTCATTGATTTAGGCTCTAAACCATGGATAGCTGCGATATCAATCGCTTCTGCAAGTTTTTTAGCGAATCCTTCGTTAAATGCTGCTAAGAAATCAATTTTCTTTTCTTCGCTCATTGTTAAGAATTTATCAGAAACTCGAGCTTGATATGTGATTTCATAAGGTCGCACTACTTTAGGAGCAATAGTAGCTTTACCAGCTTTTACTTGTTCACCTTCTCCTACAATTTGCGCATTTCCTTCTAAGTTGAATACAAAGAATTCGTTACCTTCTTGAGGCACTGGATCTTGTTTTGAAACTTTAGCTAATACTGATTTACCTTTAACTTTTGAAAATAATTCTTTTACTAATTGAGGCGGATATAATGTGCCTGCTTCTAATGCTGTTTTATCTGTCATATTTATTTCCTCTTTTCTTTTTGCTTTATAGATTTAATTGCTGCAACACTTGACGCATTGATGCTGTTCTCGAATCAACTTCTGGCTCATTCGATTTCATTGGCGCGATTACTTGTTTCTGTTTAACAAATGCAGATAATCGTTCTGCATCGGCTTGCAAGCTCTCTTCATCGCTTCCTTGAAGTCGTTCGGCTAAGTCATAAGGCAATCCATTGCGAACAGCAATTTGAGCTTTAAGCTGTGATGCTTTGTATTCGTCTGAGACTTTCTGCAGCTCCGCGAATTCTGCCTCTTTAGCGCTAATAAGGCCATCTTTATCGATGAGCAGCTGATTATTTGCCTCGATGGTTGAAAGCAGTCCAGCTCTTTCTTCTTCCAATTCCTTCACACGGTTTTCAAGCTCTTCAGTTTTTGCTTGCGCACGTTTAATTCGCTCACTAACAATCTTGTTAAGCTCTTCTTGTGTAAATGTTGTATTTTCAGACATATAATGTCTCCTTTCCCTCTTTAACCTGTGAGTCCAGTAGATTTTTTTTATTAAAAAAAGCCGCTATAAAAATAGCCGCTTTTAGTTTAATAACTGATTTTTTGAACGCGCTTAGGCTTGGCCGTAGCGCATGCCCAGTGTGCTAATAGCGCACTGTCCATTAAGCTGATATCGACATCATCAAAATGTGAACGATATCCGAAGCCACCATTAGAGCCGATATTTCTCTTGTCGCAGTTTGTTACAACTTTTGACAGAGAAGGCTGCCCAGAGTGGCAAATTGTTTTCTGGTATATGCCTTGCTCCCACATAGCATTGGCCACAATAATTTCTTTAACAGTTGGCAAAATAACATTTTTAATTCCGTACTCTCTTAATTCGTCATAGAGCACTTTTTGTCCAGAAGCTCCATCAATAACAATTTGAGCAACGTTTGCTTTTTTAAGAAATGACACAATCCAGTCATTTCCATTTCGTACTGATTGACAATCTACCGCCTCAGTAAATATATCTCCGTAGTCCGTTTTAACAGAGATACTCAATGCAACGTTTGTTCCATCTTGCCCATACTTAATACCAGCGAATAGCTGCCCTTTAAATTTAGGAATTTCTTCAATTCTCAACGCTTCCCATTCTGTTTCTGAGATAGCTGATTTCTGGTTATATTTAGGCCAAAAGCCAAGCCGCTGCACGTTATGATCGAGCTTATCATCGCCCAGCTCTGCCTCAATCTTCCGCTCGTCTAAGTGATATCCCATTGATGGGTTTGATTGATACCAGGCTTCTACATCGTTAATATCTCGTTCTTCTGGAACTGACCACTCCGCCCATCCAGAATACTTCGCTCTACCAAATAGGCATGCTTCCCTAAATTTAGAGAATACAGTTCCACTTGAGACTGGGGTTGGAGGTGTTCCGCATAGAATAGTGATAGGATTGTCACTATCGGTTACTGTATATTTAAGAGCCGATTCTTGCTCTGTAGTGTACTCTTGCGCTTCATCGATAACTAAGATATCGAATCCTTCACCGAGTCCTCCGTTCGATGTTCTCGTTCTGAACTGGATAACTCCTCCAGTAGCGTACAGCTCGATACGTTCTTGACCTTTAGCTCGAATAGAGTTGAAGTCTTCTCCATCCACATAACCCATTTTTTCAAGATACTTTTTCATCTTTTCGAATGATGAATGCGATGTGCTAATTCTGTGTGCCGTATGAAGGATGTTCAATCCTTTATGCAGCGCCCACAATTCTACGATGTAGAGAATCTCAGACTTTCCGTTTCGCCGTGGTATTGAATATCCGAATTTTTGATGAACCCACAGTCCTTTTTTATCCAAAGCCATAACAGGCTCTAGAAGCTTTTTCTGCCATGTATAGCATGACAGTCCTGTCTTCTCGTATATCTCAATGGCTTCATTAGCTAGAGAACGCTTTTTGACAAATGGCAAGAGGACAGCTTGTGTAGGAATTTGATTCCCATATTTCTTCCTAGCCACTCAATCATCCTTTCTATTTTCCAGCCTTTTTAGCAGCAGCTTTGTCTTTTAATTCAAGATATGCTGCGCTCTTTTGATTTTTTTGATTTACAAAATCTTGTAATGAGATGTTATTCATTGCTGCTCGTCCAAGCTTCTTCACAATAGCTTGATATTCTCGTCTGTCTTCGGATGCCAGATTATCTGCCACATCACTCTCACGCTGCTTGTTGAATGCAGCACGCGTATTAACCTCATTACTCCACTTTTTAGACCATGCATTTTGCTTCTTGCCATCGCCTGGATGGTAATCAATAGTGCATGTACATCTATCGTGTCTTTTAAACACATCTCTACTGACACCAGGATAGTGATACACTCCAGCGATTTTGTCGCACCAATCGCAACAATTACCATCCGTGCTGCGGATGATTTTCGGCTGCAGTCCAGCGTTGTAATGAAAATCAGCATTAACTTGAATGTGATTATCTACTACATTTTTGCTGAAATTCACTACTGGCTCACCTAGAATCCATGAAACATCATCAAATGTATTCTCATAAGCTATGCGATTGATTAAGCTGTCTATTCTCGCTTGATTGATAGGCGCTTGAATCGACTTCAATCCAATTCCAGCTTCTTTGTTAAGCGTTTCTTGCACTCTCATAGCATAAGAACTAACCATCCTGTGGTTAGTTCCTAGTACATCGTTTAAGATACGCTCTGCAATGTTGTAATACATTTTTCCATCTGGCAGCACAGCACTGCTAATGTTCTGCTGTAGAGCCTCTGAGATTAGCCTTCCGAGCGATACGGCAAATTCATGCGCATCGATGAAGTTAGCTTTACCATTTGTTAATAGAAGCAGCAATCTTTTTAATTCTGGATTATTCTCAGCAGCTTCAAAGAAATCTTTTTGAATTTTTTCAAGCAAGCCTGGAACAATATCATCCATTCATATCAGCTCCTTTCACATTTCTTGCTAACACATCATTATTCTGCAGTTTTTTCTTCAATTTTAGTTTTATTCAACATTTCTGTTGCTTCTGCCTCGCTCATTCCTGTTGACATAAGCAGCGTGATTCCATTTTCTTTAGAAAGTACACCTTTCTGGTAATTACTGAGCAGTGAAGTTATCTCATAAGTTGAGATAATTCTATTTTTCTGTTTATCAGCTCCATTATCACTAACTGCCGTTTTTGGCTCTATTACCTCTTGTACAGGTTTAACATCCATATTTCCTTTAATTCCGCTCAAATCGTAGATAATATCTGGAGTCAAGAAGTTAGGCATTGCTTGATTAAATTTAGAAACGGCATCACCTAATAGAGATAGTGCTGACACATCCGCTTCGAACAGTGGTTCCCACTTGAGTACTGTATTAGAGAATTCTTTTCTCAAGTAGCGCACTTCATCGCGTAGACATACAGATACATACGCTACATTAAGAAGTCCAGAGCCTAGAGAACGCTGTGCAGCCTTTCCTGCGAGTCTTAAGTTCTCATGGCTTGCCTTGATAGCTTCAACGCTTGACGGATTATCTGACACGAAGCCTAAATCATCAAGTGTTAATCCAGTTTCACCAGCGAATCCAGCAGCAGCCATCTTGAGCTGCTCAACAAACGGAGTCATGCTTGCTGCAGTGAACTGTCCTACAGTAGGCTTATCTCTGTCATCGTCCTTAGTAAACATGATGAAGCTTGAGATAGTCGCTTTCCAGCTTTCCATCGGCTGCGCATCCTGGCTAACTCCAAGCACATATTTTTGAGGGAATGAATAGAATTCAGCAGTCACTTCTGAACGCTCAATAGTGCGCTGCGCTGTCTTCTGATAATCAATCCCAGAGCGAGTGATACGAGAACGCCCAAACGGTCTAGAGGCGTCTGGTCTGTGAATCACTGGCACCAGTAATGGAATTCCAGTAGGATTTTCAATCGAGTAAGGCTCTTCATTGATTGGATAGAAGATTGTCTCGTCTGGAGTGAAATACGCTTCTAATGTTGGAGTGTTGTTTTCTCCTCGTTTAAGTACCGCGTAGCCTTCTGTTAATAGGTTAGTGATTGGATCTAGCACACCAGTAGCATTGCTTGCCTCGATGACTTGCAAGCGTGGCATTCCTTCTTCATCCTTCGATATATAAATAAAGCAGCATGAGCCAATCAACGCGGATAGGATTGCTGAATCAAAGAAGATATCTGGATTGTTAAATCGGAATATCTCATTAGCGTTAAAATTGTCGTTTACAAATTCTATGAATACTAATCTGTCAGCCAGGCTATCTACTGCTTTTGTAGTCCAGCCAAGTACTGTCTTGTATTTATCTCTAATCTGTGCTGGAATCGTAATTCCATCCGAATTATCAAGTTTCTGCATTGAATAGTAGTCATATCGCATTAATACTCTGCTGCGATATATGTTCAGCTTGTTCTGCAGATATGCTTTGCCTTTTAGTTCCATTTCTTTCTCCTTTTCGTGTTTTTGGCGCGAGAAAATATGTACAGTGACTGCGTGAAGGTCGCGAGAGCTGCAGGGTAGGTACCCTCCCCCCTATCTAGTCTGGAACGTAATTTGTCCAATCTTTAGTTTGTGGCAAATTTCGGTTTCCTACAGTATTTTTAAATTCTCGTGCTTGATTGAATAATTTATCTGATTTTTCTCTGTTGCATGTCCAGTGTGCGAGCTGGAGGTTATCGATGTCGCTTGGATGTCCTCCCTTGTTGATTGGGATGATATGATCTATCACTGGTGACATAGGGTGTGGATATTCAAGCCTCACATCAACTGGTTGACCACATATCCCACAGATATTCTGTGTCTTAAGAATTATCTTCTTGTTCTTTTCGTATGCGACACGGTGGGGGCCAATTCTATCTGGGCGGGCCATTTCAAATGCCTCCTCCTTTCATTTGAGGGGTGGGGGGGGTATTTTTTGTTTGATAAACATTAAAAAAGCCACTATCAGAGCGTGTCTGTGCATATAGCTAGTGGCAGTTTGGCATCTTGTTTTAGGACTCTTCGGAGTCTCTTTGAATTTATCATATCTTATATTGTGTTAAATTCGAGCAACGCTCGAACTCATTGATATAACAATGTTTTTTAAACGTTCTCTTTTTGAATTTACATTTTCTCATTATGTTAAATTGAACATCGTTATAAGTAGAAATCGTCCATCGATTTATCCTGTTGATCTTGTTGAATTCCAATGTATCGAAGTGTAATGTCTGGACTTGCGTGGTTGAATAGCACCATCAACATAGCTACATCCTTATTATTTTTATAATGATGATAGCCGAATGTCTTTCTCATTGTGTGTGTTCCAACATTCTCAATGCCGATATCTTCCGCTGCAGCTTTCAGAATGTAGTAAGCTGCTTCTCTTGTAATCGGCTTGTTCTTTCCTTTACGACTCTTGAACAGATAATCTTGAGGATTCATGCTGCCGATGTACTCTTGTACTTCTCTTCTTAGAGAGCGATTCATTTTCCGCTTTAATATCTTTCCTGTCTTCATCTCTCTAATGTTTACGTACTGACCCTGCACATCCTTTACTTTTAACTTAATGATGTCGCTTATTCTTAATCCTAGGTTAATTCCGAACATGAACAGCATATAGTTTCGCTCGTTCCATTCCTTCAGATAATCTTTCATCGCTTGCACATCGTCTGGATCTCGAATCGGTTCCACATAGTTCATGCTGCTTATCCTTTCCAAAAACTAAAGAGCGTACCTTGCAGCACGCTCTTTTGACAGTTTTATATTGGTTTATATTAGGGGAATTGCCGCGAGTGGACTCGAACCACTCTCATAATTCCTATGCGGCACTTGTTAGCAGTCGTCCATGCTGCCAACGTGTATACACCTTTTCCAGGACTGGCTTTGATGTAGCTGTTTCCGCAGCTTCATCTTTGTTTCCCTACTTTTTTCTATATTAACATTATAACTTGTTTATCTTTGTTTAAACTTTCAAATTACTTTCAAAGTTCTCCCAAGAAGTCGAACAAGTCTTTGACATTCTTTCCTTTCTCATACTTCAAGAATGAGCCTCCGTCATAGTAATGAGCAAACTCTATCTTGGCTTTATCAAGCAGCCTGTAGAATTCAGTCGAAGAGTAATCTAAGTCCATGTAGATAGCAATGTCGCTCACGTTACTCTTGACATACTTCTCAATTAGAACCTGCCGATAATACGGATCACGTATCTTATTAATGGCTTGTTCTATCTTGTCCATATAACTTCTGGCTGTTTCTTGTCGAACTATGTGGTCTTCAATCGGATTGCGAACCGTTCCTGTATAGCTTCTAGGCTCGAATGAGAATGTTGCTGTAATCTTGCTTACATAGTTATCTCCTGCAATCTTCTTGAGAGTCTTGTAATGTTCTAATACTTCCGTTATTCCTTCAATCGTGGCCTTAGTGTCTAGCTTCATCTAACTCCTCCCTTAAAACGGTAAGTCATCCTCGCTGAATTCGATTGGTTCAGCTTCATTGCTATTGAACACTGGCTGATTGCTTCTTGCTTCCACAACTTTCTTAGTCTCTAATAGTGAGAAGCCTTCCGCTAATACTTCTGTGATGTAGACTGTCTTTCCGTCCTTATCATAGCTGCGTGTTTGAATTCTTCCCTCAATCCCTACCAGCGAGCCTTTATCTGTAAACTTAACAAAGTTTTCTGCAGCCGTGCGCCACATTAGGCAATTAATAAAATCTGCTTCATACTCTCCGCTCTTATTCTTGAAGTTGCGCTGCGCTGCAACGCTGAACTGCGTATATTTAGTGCCGTTCGCTGTGAATTTAAGTTCTGGCTTCTTGGTAAGTCTGCCAACTACTACTACATGATTAATCATTATCTTTCCCCTCCAATAGATATTTCTCGTGTGCTTTCAAATCACCTTTAAGAATTCGAGTCACTCTGTTAAATTCTTTGATTGCTTGTGACTTCATTGGCTTAATGCCATCTCTTCGAGCTTCGTCTGTTTCTGGAATGTAATATCCTGTTCTTCCATTTCGCTCTCCAATAATCACAATCCCATAACGATTGACTAATGTGTCGATAATCTTCTTCACTCGTCTCTCTGATAGTTTAGTGATGTTTGAGATGTCCACTCTGTTTATTCGTCTAGTGTCGCTGTTTGGAATCAATCTCAACACCCTTCTTTCCTCTGCGCCCATTCGTTCCATTAGCAGCTCTCCTTCAATTCTTCTAATCTGTCTAAATTATATCCAGACCAGGCATTTTCGAAGTGTTCATCTAATGTCACAACTGGAAGCTGCTGGAAGCCGTTTAATTTAATTTCTTCTAGCTTCTCTGGATGTTCAGATACATCCACTGACTCAAATGGAATTTTATTTTGAGTAAGCCACATCTTTGTCATCTCGCACTGGATGCAATTTGGTTTAGAGTAAACTGTTAACATCGAAATCCTCCTTATC